TAAGAAAGGCGTACCCGAGGCTCAGGCCATTGCCGACTGGCTTGTCCTGTCTGGACGTGCCTCAATGCTCCAGACATGGCTAAATGCGGTAGACCGTGAAGACTCCCGTATGCGGGGTCGGGTCCTTACTTGTGGCGCTATTACTCGCCGCATGACCCACTTCAACCCAAACACGGCCAACATCCCCAAGGCTAAACCAAAGGTAAAATATGGTAAAGAATGTCGAGAACTGTGGACAGTTGCTGACCGAACCACACGAAGGCTCGTCGGCTACGATGCCAAAGGTCTCGAAATGCGTATGTTCGGGCACTACCTTCGTGACCCTGTTGCAGCAGAACTGTACATTCACGGGGACCCCCACGCGGTCAACACGGCGAACCTCGGTCTTGCCCCCGAAGAACGCGACCTAATCGTTAAGAACGTCTTCTACGCCTTCCTCTACGGGGCACAGGACCGTCGCCTAGATGCCACTGCTAACAAAGGCAAGGGCTTCGGTAAGATGGCCCGTGAGGTTCTCATGAAGACCACCCCAGGCCTCGAGAATGCCATCAAGGAGGCCCAGGACGAGCAAGCCTCGGGCTGGATTCAGACCATTGACGGTGGCTATGTCCGGTGCCTCTCGCCGCACGCAGCGCTTAACAGTAAGCTGCAATCAGCCGGTGGCATCACTATGAAGGTAGCCTCTATTATCCTCGACCGTTGGTGTGAAGAGAAAGGCATCGACCAAATGAAAGTTGGAGACATCCATGACGAAGGACAACACGACGTCCTACACACTGACGCTGAAGAGTTTGGCAAGCTGGCAGTTGCGAGCATTGTTGCATCTGGCGAAGAGCTCGGGTTTAGCGTCCCCCTCGACGGTGATTACAAAGTCGGGTACTCCTGGGCGGAAACTCACTAAGGAAGAAGAGGATCACTATTGGAATGTCCTGTGACCCCACCTATTCACCTTCGGGGCAAGAATATTATATCACATATTTCTAAAATGTCAAGGGCCGAACTTGAAGCGGCATTCAAAGCCCTTCAAGAAGCCTATGCAGAACTTCGCGAACGCTATAACAACGAAAAGGTAAGAGCAGGCCGCTACGATCACGCTATTTTCTAGTTGACTTCTTTGTCAATTATGCTATAATATAGAATAAGGTTTCAACCACCTTTGAGGGATAAGCATTAAGGGGCGATGCACCGGTCTCCAAAACCGGATAGACAGGTTCGAGTCCTGTATCCTTTGCCAACCAACAAACAATAAGAAACGGAAAACAAACTTGGTTATTCAAGGTCCAGTACATTACGCCAAAGTTCTTGGCGCTCCCGCTTGGGGTTACAAAAAGCAATACAAAGAATGGTCCGTCGATCTGTGCATTGACGCTCCGACCAAAGCGCGGCTCATTGAGGCTGGCATGTCGAAGTCAGCCATTAAGAATAAAGACGATGATCGCGGGGACTTCCTTACGTTCAAGCGTCGTGAACTGAAGAAGGACGGCTCGGCTGGCAAGCCCATCGAGGTCGTCAACAAAAAGGGTCAACCGTGGGACCAGAAGGCTCTCATTGGCAATGGCTCGGTCTGCAACTTCAAGATCGCTCTGAATGAGTACGAGGGCGAGACGAAGCCTGGTCTCATCAAGATGCAGGTCGTGGAGCATGTAGCCTACGAAGGTCGCAGCGGTGATGATGAGGACCTGCCGACCTATAATGAGGATGGCACTGTCGAAGATTGGACCCAGTGATGGAGGACAAGATCGACGTCATTCAGTATCTCGAAGAGACTCTGTCGACATTTGACGATGATCCGGCCGACTCTGACTATCAGCACGGCTACCAAGACGCCATCCTAGAGATGTACGACTTCTTCAACGAAGGCTAACTACGAAGGGGCCCTCCGGCGATTAGGCGTGGAGGTGCTGCACGGGGGCGACGGGTATGGGGCCGACCGTGCACCAATTTAAAGGATAAGAATTATTGCTAAACAAATTGAAAGCCTCGTTGAAGACATCTATGATCTCTTTCGACATGGCGCTAACCCGAGCGACGAACTGGTCAGCGGATTTGCTGCAGACTTGGCCAGCGTGGTATCAAGTCGTCTCAGGTCTGCTGCCGACCCTCGTGCTGCTACTCTTCGCATGTCCAATCTGGGCAAGCCGGACCGTCAGCTCTGGTATGAGTTCCATGATGACGGCAGCAAAGAAGTTCTGGAACCCCACACGCTCCTCAAGTTCCTCATCGGAGACATCTACGAGTCCGTCCTCCTCTTCCTCGCAAAAGCAGCCGGACACGAAGTCTCCCAAGAGCAAGCCGAAGTCGAAATCAACGGCATCAAAGGCCACATCGACGCAGTAATTGATGGCCACGTTGTAGACGTTAAATCTGCATCGACCTACGCCTTCAAGAAGTTTAAATATGGAACACTTGCCGATGACGACCCGTTCGGATACATCGACCAAATCGGTGGTTACTCCACGGCTCTCAATCTCCCAGGAGCTTTCCTGGCAGGCGACAAACAGAACGGCCACCTTGCTCTCCTCAAAGTACCGCAGGAAGAGACAGAGGGGCTTCGCATTGAAGAGCGCATTGAGCACCTTAAAGAAGTGGTGGTTGACTCCGAGGAGCCGGAGCGCTGCTACGAAGCTGTTCCAGACGGTCTTAGTGGCAACCTCGCTCTTAGTGTTGGGTGTAGCTATTGCCCTCACAAGTTCCGTTGTTGGGCTGATGCAAATGGTGGAGTGGGCGTAAGAACCTTCCTGTACGCCGGGGGCCCTAAGCACCTCATTGAGGTCGCCAAAGAACCTAAAGTACCCGAACTAACCTTCTAAGAAAGAGAACAATGACAAACATTGTCGGACTAGATGGGCAGCCCAAAGTGGCCCCAGAACAAACTTATGACTACAACTTCACCCTCAAAGACGGCACCGAGATCATCGAACACGGTCTCCTGTCCTTTAATCCCGTATTCGCTGGCACAGTGACTGAAGACGGCAAGCTCCTGTTTGCCACCCCGATGGACAACGTGCGGTCGATCAAGCGCCTAGAGCCTAAGGCTAAGCTCCACAGCTAATGCGTAATGCCTTCGAACGCAGTCTCGCGGCATCCCTCAAGAAACGCAAGATGGGGTTCGAATACGAGACACTGAAGTTGCCCTACACTCAGTCACATTCCTATACGCCAGACTTTGTCCTCGCGAATGGAATCGTTATTGAGTCTAAGGGTCACTTCAGACGGGGTGCTGGTGAGGCCGCAAAGATGATCGCGGTACGTGACCAGCACCCCCACCTAGATATTCGCTTTGTCTTCTATAACGCACACGCAAAAATTAGTGGACAGAAACAGACGTATGGAGAGTGGGCGACCCGCAATGGCTTCCTATGGGCTCATGAAGGAATACCTGACGAATGGCTGAGCTGAGCCGTTGGCACAGGGAGACGCCAGAGCGTAAGGCGCGTCAACTAGAACAAGCAAGAAATTGGAAGCTCAACAACCCTGATAAGGCCCGAGAGAGTTCTCGAAAGTCTGAGCGCAAACGTAAACTAAAACTATACGGTCTTACCGAAGCTGAATACGAACAAATGTGGCAATCACAAAATAAATGTTGTGCCATTTGTCAGGACTCAGAGCGGGGAACTCGTGATTGGCACGTAGATCATGACCATGAAACAAACCTAGTTCGGGGTATTTTGTGCCATAGGTGCAATCTAATGCTCGGACATGCCCGAGATTCTTCAGATATTTTGGAGGCTGGCTCGGCGTATTTAATGGAGCATTATAATCGCCAACATAATTACTAAAAGGAGCCAAGTGCACCTTGTCGTGCCCGACAGCCATGCACACCCCGACTTCAACAACAAGCGATACCAGTGGCTCGGACACCTCATCAACGACATCAAACCCGACGTTGTTGTGGATATCGGTGACTGGTGGGACATGCCCTCACTGTGCCACTATGATAAAGGGACTAAAGGCTTTGAAGGTCGTCGTTATCGACGAGATATTGATGCCGGACTAGACGCCCAGGAGAAAATGATTGAGATCATCCGCAGGCAAAAGAAAAAGCTGCCCCGATTCGTCAGGACCCTCGGAAACCACGAAGCCCGTATTTCTAAGGCTATTGATCGAGACCCCGTTCTCGAGGGCACCATTGGTCTTTCCGATCTGCAATCCAAAGAGTATGGATGGGAAGAGTACCCATTCCTCACTCCAGTCAATATTGACGGGGTTACGTACCAGCATTACTTCACAAGTGGCATCATGGGACGACCAATCTCCGGTGAACGCCACGCTCAGACACTCATCCTCAAACAACTCGCATCCTGTACCCAAGGTCACAGCCATCTTTTCGACTACTGTGTCAGAAGTGATGTCCGAGGAAACAAAATTCACGGATGTGTTGTCGGAGTGTATCAGGACTATCATGCTGACTTCGCAGGACCCGCTAACCAAATGTGGAACGCCGGTGTCGTAGTCAAGCGTGGTGTCGAAAACGGCTCCTATGATGTGGAGCATATTTCAATGAAACGGATTAAGGAAGCCTACGGCGGCTTAAAGTGAGATGGATTACACACTAACCCAAGAATTCCGGGAGAGGCTCATTGAGCGATACGACGGCGTAAGCCTTGCAGAAATCCTAGGCCTTACAGCTGAAGATATCTGGGAGGTGTTCTTTGACCGCTGTATGGACAACTCAGAGCTCATTCAAGAAACAGGAATTTTCTCAATAGATGAAGACTAAGGACACCAACCCTAAAGCAGGTGTCGGTCGGATGAAACCGCCGGTGGGCCTTGTGCCGCCGGTGGCCATTCTTAACATCGCCCAGGCTTTCCGCGACGGGGCTGCCAAGTACGGCCCCTACAACTGGCGCAAAGACCCGGTCTCTATTACGACCTATCTTGATGCCATGTACCGACACATTATGGCCTACCAGGACGGTGAAGAGCGGAGTCAAGATGCCGATGTCCACCACCTAGCCCACGTAGCAGCCTGTGCCTGTATCCTCATGGATGCCGCCTCACTTGGAGTCCTAGTCGATGACAGGCCATCGCCCGGGAAAGCCAGCGAGACCATTGCCGAAGAAACGGAGCGAACTCGTGCGCGATCTGCATAGTCAGAAGTATCGACCGAGAATTGTCCCGGCTTCGCTCCCGAAACACAAGCGCCAGAAAGACTGGCTGCGCTACCTCGATGAACATGATTAACTTGGAGACAACCCATTAACGACTACCAAACTTTTATTGCTACCTCCCGCTACAGTCGCTGGCTGGATGATGAGAACCGACGAGAGACCTGGCCCGAAGTAGTTGATCGCTACCTCGGGTTTTTTAGTCAGCATATTCCCGAGAAGACCCGCGTTAAGCTGCGTGAGAAGATTGTCAACCTCGAGGTAATGCCTTCGATGCGGGCTCTCATGACAGCGGGCCCGGCCCTCGAGCGTAACAATGTGGCTGGCTACAACTGTGCCTATATGCCCGTTGACTCGCCACGCGCCTTCGACGAGGCTATGTTTGTCCTCATGTGTGGGACGGGGGTCGGCTTCTCGGTAGAACAGCGCAACGTCGACCAGCTGCCCCCTGTCAATGAACACTTCGAAGAAACGGAAACCACAATCCATGTCGCAGACTCCAAAGAAGGCTGGGCCCGCTCCCTGCGAGAGCTTGTTGGTCTCCTCTATACTGGTCAAATTCCGCGATGGGACACAACAAAAGTTCGACGTGCAGGAGAGCGACTACGCACTTTTGGGGGTCGGGCAAGTGGGCCTGAACCACTGGAGAGCCTCTTCCACTTTGTCGTCGATACTTTCAAGAAAGCAAAAGGACGAAGACTCTCCACTCTAGAATGCCATGACATCATGTGCAAGATTGGCGAGGTCGTCGTTGTCGGCGGTGTTCGCCGTTCGGCCATGATCTCCTTGTCTGATGTCAATGATGACAGGATGCGAGGGGCCAAGAGCGGGAACTGGTGGGAACACAATGTCCAGCGAGCCCTAGCGAACAACTCAGCAACCTATATCGGACGCCCTGATACAAGCGTGTTCCTGGGGGAATGGAAGGCTCTCTATGACTCACACAGCGGCGAACGAGGAATGTTCAGCCGAGACGCCTCTCAGCGACAAACAGCTAAGTTTGGACGACGGGACCCGAGCCATGATTTTGGAACTAATCCTTGCTCAGAAATCATCCTCCGTCCCTATCAATTTTGTAACCTATCTGAAATCGTTGTGCGTCACGACGATACCAGAGCCACCCTCCGGGACAAAGCAATTGCAGCCGCTATCCTAGGGACACTGCAGTCTACGCTTACCAACTTCAAGTATCTCCGCAAGGTCTGGCAAACCAACACGGAGGAAGAACGGTTGCTCGGGGTGTCCCTCACAGGTATCCTTGACCACAAGACTCTCTGCTATGACAAAGAGCTTCTTAATGAGCTTCGTGATCTAGTCGTAGAGACCAATAAAGTCTGGGCTGAAGCTCTGGGTATCCCCCAGTCGATGGCCACTACCTGTGTCAAGCCATCCGGGACCGTCTCACAGTTGGTTGACAGTGCCAGCGGTATCCATCCTCGACACAGCGCCTTCTACATCCGGACCGTCCGGGGTGACGTTAAAGACCCCCTCACGCAGTTCCTCATCGAACAAGGAGTCCCAAATGAGCCGGACGTCACGAAACCCAATGACACTGTGGTGTTCAGTTTCCCCCAGCGAGCTCCTGAGGGCGCAACTCTTCGCGCTGACATTACCGCTATCGAGCATTTGGACATCTGGAAGACGCTCCAGGAAGAATGGTGTGAACACAAGCCCTCCATCACCATCAGTGTGAAGGAAGACGAGTGGATGGATGTGCAGGCCTGGGTCTGGCGCAACTGGGACGTTCTCAGCGGCGTTAGCTTCTTGCCTCACTCGGAACACACCTATAAGCAGGCACCCTATCAAGAATGTGATGAGGCTACTTATCACGAATGGGTGCAAAAAAGCCCCGCGCAGATTGACTGGGCGAGGCTGAGTGAGTTTGAGCTGGAAGACACCACCACTGGAACTCAAGAGCTGGCATGTGCTGCTGGCTTCTGTGAGATTCTGTGAGGGTCCTAGTTGCTTGTGAGTACTCGGGTGTGGTGCGCGATGCGTTCCTCGCCCGGGGCCACGAGGCGGTCTCCTGCGACCTGTTGCCCACCGAGTCTCCCGGCCCTCACTTTGAAGAAGATATCTTTGGTATCATCGACAAGGGTTGGGACCTCATGATTGCTCATCCCCCGTGTACCGACTTGGCTGTATCGGGGGCCAAACACTTTGCAGCCAAGATTGCAGATGGACGACAACAGAGAGCTCTTGATTTCGTACAGCGACTTCTCGATGCCCCTATTGACAAAATCTGTCTTGAGAATCCTGTCTCCGTCATCTCCTCTAAGATTCGGAAGCCTGACCAGATTATCCAGCCTTGGATGTTTGGACATGAAGCCACCAAGACTACTTGTCTTTGGTTGAAGAATCTGCCTCCGCTAGAGGCTACAGAGATCGTAGACAAGGGTGCACGGCACGTAACTAAGTCGGGCAAGTCCCTCCCGGCGTGGTATAACCTGCCACCCAGCAAGGACCGCTGGAAGATTCGGTCCGCCACATTCCCAGGCATTGCTGCCGCCATGGCAGAGCAGTGGGGATAAACTAAAAAGCCCACCTCTGGATCAAACCGGGGGTGGGCCTTTTTGTGTTTATACTAGACCTTCAAGGTCTCTCGGTAGTGCTGCTTGTTTCGGAGCCAAGACAGCCCCATTGACAGAGGTAGTTACGCCGCGAGATTTCTCAAAGGACCTCATGGTGCCGAGACCCAGCATGGCCGCGATAATAGGCCAGATAGCATCGGCATCAAGGGCGGGAAGTTCATCAAGACCGAAGATCGCCTTCAGGAGCGGGGAGACAATCCAGGTGTACCCCAGAGCCACGCCGCCGGTCCAGCCGATGAAGGGACGCCAGCCAGCCACGAAGAGGTTAGCACTGCCAGCCTCGATCTTGTTGATCTCGATTTGGCCGAGAGCCAGTTGTGTTTCCTGCTCCTCTGCTTTGGCCGCCAGCTCCATGATCTTGAGGTCAAACTCGCGCTGAGCCTCGGGGTTCGGCAGTACTTGACGCACTGCTTGTCCGATTTGGTTGATGAGGTCAGTCCAAGGTAGGTTCATTAGCGACGTCCCATAGTTGCAGTTGTTCCGGCCCGAAGCCCCTGTCGCGAATTAGACATAGGCCTCGCCCCTCGTTGTCCATAGTCCGACACTCGGGATTCATTGCGTCGGCTATTTCGAAGTGCCCGGTGCACCCTGGGGTCATCCTGACGTGGCGTAACGTACATGTCACCATCACGAGCTAGGACTTGAAAGCGCCGGTCTTCACCCCTTCGATCATCGATGTTGCCGCCGCGCCGAGCGTTGGGGCCGATACGCATACGCCTGCGGGTTTCGGGCATCAGCCTTGCTCCATCATCTTGGCCAAACGGTTCGCCCGTTGACCCACTTGCTTTGCCCACTTGGACAGAAGCATATTATCAGCAGCTTTCTTATACTCACCGGTCTCAATGAACTTAAGAGTGTTTTTGAAGCCGAGCAGACCCGCCATACCAAGATTAAATCGCATGTTGGCAAGAACCCGACGCCGGGCATCCGTTAGAGAGCGCCACCAAGGAAGACTCTTGTCTAGGTCGGCGGTGCACTCTTTGACATCATTCATCAGAAGATAGTCAATCTCTTCGTCAGTCAGGCGGCCGCCCTTCTTTTTGTCGATGAGGCGGCCCACCCCGATGGTCCAGTAGCCGAGGCTGTCCTGGTACGCGTGGTCAACGACACCTTCATCACGGCGAAGTTCTTTAATCAGTTCAATGTCATTCGTATTCATAGTTTAACACTTCCATGCCCGCAGGCTTTTGTTGATACGGCTGTTAGGGTCGTTGGCCGTCTTGGCACTCGTTAGCTTCTTCTTCATGCCCTGCATACGGGCACAGAAAGACTTCTTACGCTTACCGCCCTCGGGCTGTGGCCGCTTGAGCCCCGGTTTCCCGGGGTTAGCTCTGTTGTAGGAGGCTCGACCCTTAGCGTTGAGACCTCCCGCTTTGTTCTGACCTTCCTTACGTTGCCACGCTGGCGATCTCGCCATTAGGCAATCTCCAAAACCTTGTTAGTGATCATGCACGTAACCTTGAACATTCACGTAGACCCCGCCGGTCACAGTCGCAGTCAGTGTTGCAACCTCCAGAAGTGTATTAGCACTGCCTCGAATTGGTGTGGCGAAGTTGATTGAGATAACTGCGGCTGTAGCGGGTTTCCAGCCTCGCCAGAGAACAGTCCCACCAGCCCCGTCCCTAATGACAACCTCGGTAGCTGCACCGAGAGGGCCGGACGAAAGTTGCATACCGGTAATAATATTTCGAAGACCAGCACCAGCTGCCGTCTTAATTGTAACGGCAGTTGTGGTATTAACTAGTCCACTGGCAGGTGCGGCATAGGACCACCGACTATTATGGATGGCAAGATAAGCTTCATCAGCTGCAAGGGCAGCGTCACCGATACTTCTAACCATTATTTGTATATCTCCGATTTAGCCACATGAATGGCTTTTCTAATGGTTGCATAGTGAATGTGCCGATAATCTCTGTTCAAGTGTAGGAAGATTTCATCGGGGTTCCAGACGCCACGGGCCAGCCATGCCTTAGCGTCCAGAATTAGTTCAGGCATTTTAGCCATTATAGAATGCTCGAATAGCCTGCAGGAATTGGGCCGCAGTCATATTCGCCCGACCACCATTACCGGTAACTGCCGATTGCGCGATAGCCCGAGAGGGGTACAGCGGAGCCAGCACATCAACAGCATTCCGATTGGCATTAGCGGGGTTCAGAAGAGCAGGACCGCCGCCGGGGCCTTGTTGGTGAGCCACGTAGACTTCCCAGTCTTGAGGCGCGCGACCCAGAACGCGAGTAGCGACCTCAGAGGCCTCCTTGAGGAGCCCAAGACCATCGTTGATATTCTCTTCCAGTGTCCTGTCTGTCCTATCGTCATTGATCTGGAACAGGCTGCGTGCGTTGGTCGTGGTGTTTTCAGCGTTTGGATTCCAAGAGCTTTCACGACGAACTACCCGTTCAACAAGACCCCAAGGGAGACCTACGGCTTCAGCTCTGTCCCTGACCTGGTTCTGGAGTTCACCGCGAGCTGGCATCTCAGGAACAGGCGTAGAGATGGTCTCCGTCAGAAGGCTCTGAATTTGGGTATTCAGATTCCCACGAAGACGTTCCCACTCGCTAACCTGCGTGGGGTCGGAGCCCGGACGGACAGCCAAGGACTCAGGCGTCGAGCCGGTAGCATACATACGACGACGTTCGGCACCCGACAAAGAGCGCGGAATGGCCTCGTCGTATTGGTCAGTAAGGACAAGATGGGCCAGGCTGTTGTTTTGAGCCGTCAGGCGTTGGTTGATGCTTTGCGGAATCTGGCGGCGAAGCTCGTCGTAAGACGGTACGGCTCCAGGGCCTCCACCAGGAAGCATTCCGCCAGCAAGAGCTCCGGCCACACCGCGACCAGCCCTCAGTACCTCATTTTGCTGGTTGGCCCAAGTGTTGTAGGACTCTCGGGTCAGAACGGCTTCGAAGCGCCCCAGACGGTTGTTGTAGGCCGTTGTGAAGGCCCCGTCCGCTGGGTTGCGAACGTCACGCGCCAGCAGCAGAGTATGGGCTGCAGCGGCACGACTACCTTGAGCCAGTGCATCACCGTACTCGGGGTCGTCCCGCATAGCTGTTGCGAGAACTTGGCGAGACGCAGCCGTGGCGAACTGGGTTGAAGCTCGGGCCAGAGACTCGACAGAAGTTGCTGTCGGAGCCAGCTCGATAACAGCCTCAACAGTATTTGCATAGGTCGTCCGCCACTGGGGTAGCGCAGCCTCGTTGCCGCCAAGAACGGCGGCTTGGTTGGCCAGAAGAGCCGCAGAGTTAGTGCGGATATAGGATTGCGCCTCCTGTGCCGTCAAGTCCTTGAGACCAACTTCGCCACGAAGATATCCGATAGCGCGAGCCAGATTCATGGTACCGCGTGCAGACGTCGGGTCAAAGTTAGTGATCTCTTGGCGAGCTGCCTCTAGCATAGCGGGGTCGAGACCAGGAACACCGTCAAGGCCGCTGATAATAGCATTAGCCGCTGCCGGGCCGATAGCCTGTTGGATACGGTTGTAGATAGGCAGAGCCCGGGCCATGTCAATGTTAAGAGCCGCCGCTAGGTTACGGGAGTCCGCCTGGTTCTGCTCAAAGGACGTGGTATACAGACCTTCGACAGCTTCAATTTGACTATCGATATAATCGGTGAAAACTTTAATGTTGTCCGTGTTACCACCGGCAGCTGCAATTTGGGCAACACCGCGACCCCGATAAGCGACAAGAGCTGCCCGAGTTTGAACTCGAAACTGGCTTACGACTGTTTGACGCTCAGCGTCAGTGCCAGCAGCCGAAAGTGCCAGAGAAGTGGCATCAATAAGCGGCGTGACAGCAACAGCCGCAGAGCCGATAAGCGCAGTACTGACATTGCCAGCCTCTTCTGCTAGAGCTGCTTCACGTTGTGCTGCACTCAAGGTTGCATCAGCCCGGACAGCCTCAGCCCGAGCCTGGGCCGCACGAGCTTCCATGTCTGCAGCCATCGCAATGCGGCCAATGCGGGCAGCCTCGCGGGGCGGGGTATCGCTGGTGACCAGACCGCGAGCCGCAGCAAACTCAATCTGGGTCCGCTCAGTATTCAGCGAGGAGGCCTCACCGTGCTCGCGGGTAGCCCTGCGGGTCTCCTCTTCGCGGAACAAGTAGTGGTCAATGCCGAGACCCTTCATTGCCACAGAAATCTCGTAGCGGCTGTCAGGGTGCTGTTGGAACAGATTGGTGACAAGGCTCTCAATACGCATGTCGAGGGTGGCGGCAGAGACACGTCCCTGGTCGACAGCCCTTTTGACACGAAGGACCTCGTTAGCCTGTGACATGACACCGCCCGGAAGCATGGTGTTGTTGTCAACGGCACCCAGCCAGTCCGGCATGGGGGACTCCGGACGGAGAGCCTCAGCAGCCGCATCTAGGCGCGCTTGGTGGACACCGCCAGCCAGCTCATCGAGAGCCAGCTGACTGTCCTGTTGGCGAGCCTCTGCTGTACGTCTATCACGCTCCCGCCCGATGCCGACGACACCAGGAATAGCGCCAGCAGCGAACTCAGCTACGGCACCCAGAAAACTGGGGTCCGCCGGGCCAGGGTCGACGATGGGCTTGCCGTTGTTAACGGTCGAGATTTGTTCAGTCAGTTTGGCCATTACGGTCCTGTTCAAGTTGTTCAGTCTGTAGGCGTTCAACATAGCTGGCGTACAGGCTGGGGTTTACATCACCATTGGCTCGTTCCAAAGCCGCTTGTCTTATGTCTGCTGGCAGTAGGCGTACAAACGCATTGACCTCATCCATAATGGATTCACGTTGGTCAGGACGGTTCAGCATGTCAACACGGTAGTTGCTGATGACTTTGCTGGCTTCTTTAATAGCCTCAGACTTGTTTTTAAAGAACGAAGCCATAGCACTGATTTCGTCCATCTCTCCCGGCTGAATGCCAAGAGCCACAGCAAAAGCAGTCTGACTCGGGAGACCATCAACAGAAGTAGAGCCAGCCCCAGACCTAAAGGTTCCGTAGTTAAAGACCATATAGGCTTTAATGCCGTTACCCAGAGTCGAGACGTTGCTAGCCAGTTGCAGAAGAGCCTGACCCCTAAGAGGCCTACCCTCATCACCACTTTCAGCAGCCATGTATTCGATAACCGGACGCATGACGTCGGTGCCGAGTTTACCCATGATGTTGAAGGTAGCACCACCCAGCATGTCAGCTGCCGAGACTTCACCGTAGGATGACATCCCGAAAATGTTCTTGATCAGCTCAGGGACCCAGCCACCGGTGCCGTAACGTGCACCAACTTGAGCATTGATGCCGGTTGTTGACAATACAAACTGGTCGACAAGGCCACGGTCGAGTATGGCAAACGGGTTTGAAAGATCAGCCTCGAGAGACAAAGGTCCGTCTACGACATCCTCAGGGTTCTGTCCTTTATACCAAGCACTGACAGCGCCAGTTATAGGAAGACCGGCAGAGCCGTAGAGCAAAGACTGACTGGCAATCAAGCGCATCTTCTGGGCCGGGCTGAAGTTGCCAATAGTCATAGCCTCCAGCATCCGAGCGTTATAAGCCCAGAACTGAGTCGGGATGGAGAGAAGACCGTTCTGCCACCAAGCATGAGACTCGCGTGACATGTTGAAGGAATACTCTTCTGCCCTACCGGCCAACCTAGCGGCAAACTCGGGGGAACCCTTTTTCAAACCCGCCTGGATGGCTTCGTCGTAGGCAATGCGCCATGCAACGATACGGTTCCAGCGTTCCGCCTCGAAGAAGAAGAAACGGCCAGCTTCACGGAATCTTTTAACCCCGCTGTTAAAGCCATCGAGGCCTGCAGCAGGACCATAGCTATCCATAAGACCGTGAGTGCCGCCCAGATCAAAGAAGCCTGAGCGAGTCGCGGAACGGGCGAAGTCTTTGAAGTCGTCACTTGATTTGAAGCCCCCAAGATCGTGAACGCCGTTCTTAACCAGTTGATCCAGTCGGGCCTCAAAAGCCTCTCTGGTCAACGTCCGACCGCCCAGCATAAAGCGCATAGGAGCAATCATGGCCCAGCCTTGCATCCCCAACTTGGGGGACAGAGCAGTAGCCGCAGCAGCCGTCGAGAGCTGCATGGGGAGCTGAGCCACGTTGAAGAGGCCGAGCTTGAGGTCGAAGGCGAAAGAGCGCAGAGCAGCAATAGGGTTCGTATCCTGCCACCAGTCTACACCAGAGGCAGCTCGGCGAATTGAAGGCACTACACCGTCAATTTTGTTGCCACCAACCCACTCACTAAGATGCCTGGTCCACTGTTCGGACCGGAGGTCGTTCTCTGTCTTCCACCCGAGGGTCCGCTTGATGATTTGACGCTGAGCCAAAGCAGCATTGCGGGCACGAGAGATAGAGTCGTTACCACCCTTAGTAAGCGGAGCCTCCATGAAGAGACGCATATCCGAGAGACCATCCGGCATATCCCTCACATCGAGGAGCTTGCCAAAGGTCTTCATCCACCGTTCCACAGCCTGAATCTTGTAATCCCCAAACGAAGTCAGGGCCGAGATATTCATGAGGCTGCGGTTAATGGTCTCGAACGGGTCCAGCAACGGGGCCTTCTCACCGAGGTAATCCGGCAGCCGTTCACCCTTACGGCCAGTATACATGCGACCCTGCACACGCAGGAAGCCGTTAAAGCCCGTATCCTCGGGGTCGACAAAGTCCAGAGCCTGACCGTCCTGAAGATACTCATCAGGCATTTCACGGTCGAAGTAGACGTCAAACTTGGTGTTCTTCTGGAAGGCCCCGGCAGGGTCATCCATCATCCGGACAAACTCTTCCGCCGTCGGGAACCCAGCCTCACCACCAAAGATATCATCGATGACAGAAAGGTCAGAGCCCTCGAGGTGAGCTAAGCGAGCAGCCTCCATGCGAGAGGCCCAGTATTTGGCTTCTGCACGAGTCTGGGCCGCGATATAGGTGTTAGGATTCTCGAGGAACTCTTTGCCGGTGTCCATTTGACGACCGACAACGGTTTGCTTGACAAAGTATTTACCGCGATACATACGGTGGCCACCAGCGCGATAGGAGATTTGCTGGCGCTTCAAGTTGTCAACCAGCACATCATGACCCTTCACGAGGAAAGTCTTAACGGTGGTGCCGTCGGCCATACGAAGAGGACGCTCAAGAGAGACCAACTGGTACCCTTGACCCTTCATGCGGGCCCACTGCTTCTGCGTCAGGGCTCCGTTCTCAGCGTAGTGGCGGCCAGTCGAAACATCAAAGATACGCGTACGAGGCATGTCCTTGAGCTCACGGTCAATGATGGCGTTCTCTAGATCAACCCGACCGAAGCCGGTGTCGAACGAGACACTCTTATAACCTTTGACTACACGCTGCTTATAGATATCATCATTACGGAGAGCATACTCCATATCGTTAATGTCACGAGCAGCCTGATAGGCCTCTACCTCGCGAGCACTGGGCGAACGCTTCAGTCGACGCTGATACAGAAGCTCCAGCTGGTCACGGCTAAACCACGTACCATGGGTGTCGCCAGCCTGAAGGACCTGCCCAAGGGCATCACGCTCATGGCCAGCAAGGCCTCGGAACGTCTTCTCGAAAGGCTCCACGAGAGTCTTGAGCATACGGTTACGTGCACCGCCAGCAACTGCTGCGGCATCAGCCAGAGCCGTATCCCCCACGTTACGAGAGTTCAGCACAAAGCGCATGGGGCTCGGGGTCAGCACGTTCAGGAGCCGGGTGAAGAATCCAGTCTCCTGCATGTCCTCCGTCACACGGTAGAACCACTGGCCAGACTCGTCAACAATGGCGCTACCAGACATGCCAATGCTGCCGCCATAGCGGTTAGCCTGGGACTCAGATGCAAAGCCACCACCGTTCTTGCGACCGAGCGTAAACTCTACGCGATTTGTCTTAGAACCACCAGCCAGTTCGACATCAGCAACATTGACGTCTTTAATCTCACGACCGAACTGACGCTCCAGACGGGTCTGAATAGTCTTGAGTGCAGTAGCAGCCTCAGCCTCGTCCAAACGAGCGCGGGCCTCGAGAGCAGGCAGTTCAGCCAGCATAGCGCGACCACGCTCAGCAGCCGCGATACCGTCATCCGCAATAGGGACACGACTGATGGAGCCTTCCGGCGCAATTGCCGAGACTTCCATGTTACGCGCTACTTGGTCAGCAGACATGCTCGAGCGAGCCGTCGCGGTCTCAGAGCCTTCTTGAAGGATATCAAGAGCAGCACGACCCATCAGCTCGGAGGCTTCACGGCGCGCACCAGTGCGGACCATCATACTGGTCATGCTACCACCAAGACGCGCAGCCTTACCCCAGGGAACAAAGCCAGCAATGTCGACAGCAGACCAGGCATTAGTTTCAAAAGCGCCCGGAGTCCGCTGGGCAAGACCGCTCATAAGCTCCAGCATCTCAGTGTTGTTGGTGTATCCGAACAGCGTAGCGTTTTCACGCAGGTTGGTCAGGAAGTCACCGTTAACAAACTGAGAAAACTCTGCCACAGGCATGTCCCACAGCGAGTCGGCCTCGTTGATGAAGCGCTCACCGGCAAAGATACTGTCGTACCAGTTTTTAACTGCATCGCCCACGTCCACGTTACCCGTGCGAGATGGGCTGTAGAGAGGCACAGCAGAGAGGACAAAGTCAGCCACGTCACGGAACCAAGGTTGGTCCTGTTGGTTTTGCTGAGCTTGATTGAGAGCTGACTCAAGAAGCAGTTGTTTGGTATTGTAGTCACGAATAACATCGAGAGCATTGCCAGTCTCGAGGTTCTGCAGCATCAGACGTGCCTGAGTAATGTTCCCGGCGGATGCCAGGTTCTGGACACGCTCAACGGCCTGCTGCTCCATAGCATAGGCGGCATCCTCGCGGGCGTCCAGCTGACTCAGGTTCGTATAAGCGGCAACGGCACCAGCAGTCAGTTCAGGGTCGCCATTGGGCAGGTTGTCTTGGAGGACAGAGCTTAGAGCTTGCATCCTAGTCGCTTGGCGGTCCGCACTGATCTGTTCGCGAACAGAGGCCTCCCCCATTTGTTCAATCTGGGTAAGGTAAGCATCTGTCCGAGCATCCATAGAAGCGAAGATACCACCGGCCTCCTCTGAGGCTCCCAGAGTGGAAAGCGCAGCCAGTTGGGCCGTGCGTCGCGCATTCTCGGGGTTGACTGCAGCAGGAGGTCCGGGTTGCTCCGGGACTTGTGCGAAGAGATCAACTGGCGGTTCTTCAAAAGGATTCATTAGTTACCCCCTACAGGAGCGGGCCCGGGACTGGGCGCGAATGTGTTGGCCAGCCCAGCCGCGTTACCAGCAACCTGGAAGCCGAGATTAGCAATTGCAGCACCCGTGTTGGCTCTTGACTGCGCTGCACTAGCCCTACCGAGTGAACGAGACGCTTGGTCAGAGAAGAAGCCGTATTGGTCAAGGAAGCTCACGTTGTCAGCAGCTTGTGAGGCAATCGAGCTCAGACCACCCTGCGAGCCAGAGGAGTCGGAGACACCTTGGTTGGCGGCTGAGTTCTGGGCTCTGCCATAAGCCATTCGCGCCTCCCGGATAGCCTCGCGCTTGTTGCGGGCATTCTGGAGGTCAGCCTGCTTTTGCTGCATAGCCGAGGCGTCACGCTGGTATCTTGCAGCCTGCTTGCCGCTCTTGATGCTTGTCGCTGTGCCTACGGCAGCCGTAGCCAGTGCAGCACCAGCAATAATTGTAGTCAAAGCGGCCATATTAGAGAGCTTTCAAATACGAAACCTCGACAGGGGCATATCCATTATCCGTTAGATTGCCAGCCAGTCGGGCCGCATAAGGGTTGTTGAGAGTCGACATCTGGACGGCAGACGCATCGTTATCCTCAGCCCAAGCTTCAAACAACTCACGCAGCTCCGTGCCACCACCCTCGGGGGCCCACCACGCAACCTCTGTCGCCACCTTCAGTTGGGGCGCAAAGAACAGCGGCGTGAGGGCCCCCGCTATAAAGCCGCGCTCACTCACAATGACGCATCCGCCAATGAGGAGTTGTCGGAAGAGGGCCCGGACCGCCTCTTCTTCAAACTCTACGCTGCCATAGGGGGAGACCGCAAAGAAATCCTTTGCCATCAAGATGACATGGTCCTCGTCAGCCTCAGTAGCAAATCTAGGATTCAGTGTTGCCTTCGACGGGGACGGCCCATCCGAGCAGATCAAAGTCGTGTCCAATTTCGTCACTTTCAAATCTAAATTGAATCGCCCTGCCGTTGCCACGCACCTTATTCTTGGAGATGACAATAGGGAAGCCGGTATCAAAGGTTAGGTCATCCTCAGAGAATTGAGGTGTCCGACGATGCCGGTAGACCTGAATCTTGCTAGACCATTTGTTCGAGTTCGAAGAGCTGGCCCAGTCCCACTTTACTTGGAAGTAGCAGCTTGAGGGCTTATCAACGGTGTAGTCGTCTCCGCTTTCGATGTAGTTCTCTTCGGTGCGCCGGAAGTAGCAGAAGACATAAGGTGTCTGCTTTTTACGCATGGCGTCTTCCAGCAACTCGTAGCCAGTTTCGACAAAGCTCATATAGGCTGTGCCGACACCGTCGTAGGTATACCAGTCAGCAAACTCGGAGCTCTTGAAGTACCCGAAGGTGTATTTGTACATACTGCCTTCGATAGGCACGGCACAGAGATACTTGATAAAGGAGCTGCGGATGCTCTCCTGGTCGACCAGCGTATTGAGGCTGGCTGTAATGAAGATATCGCTGATGTAAGGCCCGGCGGTTTCAACGGTCCACGGGAAGAATGCCCCGAGGGTAAGGTCTAGGTTAAGCACCCGGTCATACATGTACGAGCTGGGGGTCGTGCCAGACTTAAATATCCATTGGACCCTGTTGGTTGCCGGGTCATAGACACCCTTGGCAAATGGCTTCGAGGCCTCCGGGATGTCATGGACATAGAAGGATTGAATGGTCTGCTCGGTAGTGTTCGTGCGATCAAAGACGCCTTCCACCGGACCGAACTGGCCAGACTTCTGAGACATCCCCATGATGCCCACGCGGGACCACCAGAAGATTTGACCCTCGGCTTCCACGATGCTGTCGGGACTATCGGTACCAATGGGATTGACCTTGGAGACAGAGATGTCCGTGGCCGTCAGACCAGCTTGAGTTCCGCCAATATACCAAATGCCGTTAGTTCCGAAAACAACAAGACCCGAACCGAATGGTAGAATCTTAACCGCCTTGGCCATCTCGGGGATAGGGATGACACCGCCATCAGAGTCGATCAGGTCGCTGATGTCCTCGGACGTAGGGTCTGCCTCTTGGTAGCAGAATCCGGCCTTTGCCTTGTCGTCGAGAACCTGGCTAAAATAGACAGTCGAGTTACAAGCGTACCAGACGCGGCCAGCCGCAAAAGACACCGTGGGGGGTCGGTCCGAAATTGCTTCAACAGGGATGTCGGCAATGCCGGAAGCAGCTGTGCGGTCCTTGTAGAAAGCATCTAGGACAAAGTGGCCACGAGGGGCCCGCGTCGTGCCGTTGAAAAAGGTGCCCAGAATATCAGGGGTAAAAAGACCGGTAGTTGCGTCTTTAGCGACCCACCATTGTTTGTTGTTGGGCGGGTACTTGGACCACTCCGTGTGGTAAGCGGTGATAACGGCGGTAGTCGGGCCTGCATAGGTTTCGATCCCGCCGAACTGATCGAAGTAGTTGACCGTGCCTCCGCTACCGGAGTTACGAGGATCAATCCACCCCTGGTTCATCAGATTGTACTGATGCAAACCGGTGAGTGTCGAAGGCTCTTCATCGTTAGCCAGACCATCATTGACACCTTGAAAATCCCGCATCTGAACGTAGATGCGCTGCGTGGTGACGCTATCTGTGCCCGGGATGTACTCGACAAGAAAGGGTTCGAGTTTTTCACCGACGACAAAGAGATAGCCCTTACCACCTGCCATAGAAACCTCGCCGAGATTCAGGTCGGTCTGGTTGGGAGCCGCAAAAAGGGTCAGGTCAATTGAAAACGACTTTAGCCCACTGGAAAGCGGGCTGAGGCTCAGGTCGTAAAAATAGATCGACGTCCCGATTCGATGGGCGAGAAAGTTAACCTCGCTATCGTTATTAACGGACTCCCAGCGGTAGGTGCGGGTGCTGTCGGTTCCTGCCGAGGCATACACGCTCAACGCATAGGTGTCTTCGAAGTCCATACCGAGACGACGACTGCGATTGCCCTTACGGAAAATCTCACAGTTGTCCTCGTCAATGGAGGCATCGGCAGGGTACGTTAGAGGGCTGGCCTCAGTGATTAGGCCTTTGACGAACGTCCTGTATAGGCGATTGACTTTAGCTCTTGCCATGAGACTCCTTGCCGGGGTAGATGGCTTTGCCCCATTTATCTTTAGACTTTAGAAAATTGACTAGGCGGTCTTCGCACATTCGAAATGAGGTGAAGGAACCGTTAAGATTTCTGGGAAGAGTTCCCCTTGGCCATCGAGAGATGCTGTAGGTGGGCCCTTCCTGCTTGATGCGATATTCTTGACGTCCACTCGAGACATACACAGCCTCATTAGAGACGCATCGTAGGGCTCGGGGGTGAACCCCTTCGGCAATGAGATCATCTCTTACGCCCATAATTGGGAAGCCTGTCGATGGGTTTAATGGTGCCAGCCTTGAACCGACTGTTCATGTTGACAACCTTCTGGTTCCGGGCACGGCGCTCCTCATTGGAGTTGGACACCTGCTTGAAGTTGACAAAGCAAGCAGCCTTGGCTTCGGCCAGCAGCCTGGGGAACATATCCAGCGGCAACAAAGGGACGAAGGTGTCTTCCATCAGGAAGGCTAGCGACCGTTGCCCCCAGCAAAGAGTCTTGCTTTGCTGCAGGGTTGACTCGGCCTCTAGATCATAGGCGTCAAAGACAATAGTGTCGTCATCAAAACTGGTGTAGTATGTAGGGTCTCGATCATTGTAGATCGAAAGATTGGCAATCGTATCGACTTCAGTCCCAGTGCCACGGCCCGAGACGTAGATGACAAACGACAGTGGGTCCTTATACTCAATAGGCTCGCCGTTATATCGAATCCATTCGACACGCTCGACATCAGAAGGCACGGTCATGTGGTTCGGAAGATCAACGTCACCGCTTGCGTCAAGCATAATGATACCGGCGCGACCCGGGATATCCAGGCCCACCGTGATGTATTCGTAGGTCTCTCGGATGACCTCGGCCACCTGAAGAGACTCAACAGTGTCACCGATGGAGTCAACCTCGTCGCTGTCCATAGCGTTGAGGATGTTCTGAGTCATGTCCAGCAATGTTTTACGCGACATCAGTTGGCTTCCATGGTAATAGTAATGTTATTGGAGTCTACCGGAGTAGCAGCGCTATCAGTTACGACACATTTGTACACCGTCTGGAAAGAGCCGAAACTGGGGAAGTAGGCTGAAAATTTGGTGGAGCTTGAGGTTCCAGTGATGGGGCCTATTTCAGTGTCCCCTGAAACACGGGTCCAAAGATAGGTGTAGGGAGGTACACCGCCGACAACAGTCGTTACGGCTGTCTGAAATGTCACTGCAGTACCGGGTCCAAATCTGGTCGCTGACAGCCCCAACGGTAGAACCGAAGCGGCCAGCGTGGGTCGACCCGTGCTAAGCACCATAACAGCGCCGCTCATTACGAGACGCCAGTGCCGGAGATATACCAGCTATTAGTGTCAAGTTTGAGCAGCGAGGCGATGCCATGTTGGGCCAGCGTCTTGTCGCCATTCGTGGCGCTACCGCCAATACGGAGAGACACGCCAGAACCACGGGCAATCGTGACGGCACCGGAGCCGATGTTAGCCACGACGATCACAGTGCCGGTCGGATAAGCCACCGAGGAGTTCGGCGGGATGGTCCAAGTGTGAGTAGAAGCCGAGGTATGGAGAACCGTCTTGCCAGAGTCTACGAGGACAAGAGTGTAGGTAGCGTCCTGGGTGTTCAGAGGGGCCCCTCGGTAGCCAATGCTGTCCGAGTTAATAGTCGTAGGTGTAGCCGTAAGCCTGTAGTCAACGGCACCGCTGAGCGTGGCCCCGGCAGACATAGAGACAAGAGCTGTGTTGGCGACCGTGCCCGAGAACGTCAGGTTACCATTCAGGAGACCGAGGGTGGCCCCAGAGGTTCCCGTAGCAACCACGGCGGCAGTGCCGAGACCTAGGTTGGTTCGAGCCGTTGCGGCGGAGCCGAGATCAGAAAGGTTGTTGGTAGACAGAAGATCGCCGAGGCCTGAAATCTGAGCCGGAGTCTTCCAGTTCAGGATCGAGCCGTCATTCGACATAATCTTTCCGGAGTTGCCGGTCAGCGAGGGCACGAGAGTCGCATCAACAGACAGAGCGTCCGCAACATCAGTTAGACGTGCGGCATCGGAGCCGCTTACAGGTGCGGCGAGATTGGTAATCCTGTTGCTGTTCATGTCCAAAGAGGCGCACATGGTATTAGGCGTCGTGCCATCTCGACTTAGCGTATTCTCGAGGGCCGTCTCAATGGCCGCCGAGTTTGCGTTCATCGATTGAATCGCAGTGCTTTCGGCCTGTAGACTGGCAATATCTGTTAGGACAAGCTTGGCCATGTAACCACCTTAGTTAGGATGCCGATAATGAATGAAATGGCCCCCGCAGCACCAAGTTGGAGCATCCGCCAATCTTTAAGTTGTGAAACATCTTTGCGAAGGGCTTCGATTGAAACGTCCTGTGCAGCCTCTTTCAAATCAAGTTTGGCGTTGATTGCGGCGAGCTGTGCCTCGATATGCCCTAATTTGTACATGATCGCAGGGTTGGTCTCGTAGTGTGTGATTTCCTGTGCAATGTCCATGGCGCTGTAACAAAAAGGGGGCCACCTTTCAGCAGCCCCCTCAATGTCAAACCCTACTGATTACAGGTCGCCAAGGGGATCGATGTATTCAATAAGAATACGGCCCTTACCAGCAGTGTAGGTGCCGGAGGCAGTAATAGCCAGATAGCCATCAGCCGTACCGATACCCGGGGTGTCTACCGAAGTAGCCACGTAGGCCCCAGCACCGTAGGTACGACCACCGACCAGGTTCTGGTTGGCGATAACGCCTTCAGTGGCGGTAATCAGGCCATCGGCGTCAATAGCCGTACCATCAAGCGCGAAGGTACCCAGCGTAATAGACGTACCCCCAACAGCAGCCACACTGGTCACCGAGACGACACGGAGAACCGAGGCGTTGGCGGGCAGGTAGCAGTCGCCGGTAGTGAAACCGTCAACAGTGCCATCGTTGTTGATGTCCGTGGTGTAGCTGACGCCATCGGCACCCAGCTTAGCCAGATCATAGTCAATAACGATCTCTTTGATGAGACCGCCCTTAGAGGGCAGCGCACGAGCGCGGTTTACGAAGTTAGCGGGAGTCTTGTAGTAGTTGCCGAACGGGACTTTAAGACCGTCCGGGTTAACCCAAGCACCCGAGGAAGCACTAGCCATATTTAAATATCCTTTCTATTAACCAACGACCGACGGATCGGAAAGGACCGTGACCAGGTTTTCGCGACGATAGGTCTTCAGGCCGTAACGAGCAGTCGTAACATACTCTTCACGCTGGAAGTCCTTGTTGAATTCACCGTCAACCTTCGGCATCTGACGCCAGGCACCCATCCACGGAAGGACGTCTTGCGTGGCGGAGAAGAACAGGTTGGCAACCGAAGCACCCGTCGAGGCCACCGAGTCGATAGTCTCAGCAGCACCGCTTTGGTTGGTGCCCGAGAGAGCCAGTCGGTTGGAGGTGTAGACGTCGAAGCCGTAAACGTTCTTGACGAACTGCATACCTTGGCCGATGCCGCCCTCAACGATGCCTTCCCAACGCGGGTTGTCGGAGACACTAACCAGATTGGTCAGCGTATTAAGCAGATACTCAACCGACGGGTCAACGATAGCGATCAGGTTTTGATCGGGCACGTTAGCCTTCTTCAGCGCGTGACGGGCACGGGCGAAGTCAGCCAGACCAATGTGTTGCTTCGAGTTGGTCGTAGTGCCACCCACCCAGCGGTGAGCAGCGCCATTGATCGAGTTCAGGTTGGCAACAGTTTGACCGTTAGCAGTGCCGGGCTGGCCTTGCTTCAGGATGTCGACCTCAACACGCTCTTGAATCGCACGAGCCATAGCAGGCACAAACGAGGCCTCCAGCTTCGCTGCGAAGTAAGCGTCTTGACGATCCTTCTGGGTGATGTAGGTCGCCGAGCTGATGTAGTCGGTGATCGAGAACTGGAATTCACCGGTGTCCATCGCATTGTATTGGATGGCGGTGTCTTCAACGTAGTCGTTCACATCGAGAGTGCCGATGGACGGGACGGTGAACGTGGAGCCGTCGGGGAACCCGCTCAGCCAATCGACGTATTTAGTGGCCATCAGCTGATCTTCAAGGATTCGCTTGAGATCACCAGACCAGATTTCGGAGCGGATCAAGGCTTCCGAATTAGCGGTAGTCATACCAGCCATTTAAGATATAGTCCTATTGATTGAAAGCATCGCCAAGACGGAATGCGTCTTTCATGCGTTGCTGTTGAACTTTAGGTTTGTAGTAGGCAATATCACCGATTTGCAGCCGAAGCTGTTCATAATAGGCGGCGGTACCTTCCTTCGCACCCGGTGCGTGGCTTTGAAGCGCGACTGCATTCACGTCCCCGTGGGGAGCGGCAGCTTGCTTCGGCGCAGTTTGGAGCTTCATGAGTTCATAGAAAGCGTTAGGGCTCTTGGAGGCCGTCTCTTGCAAATATGCAATCGAGACACCAAGTTCCGCAGCACGATCTGCGACCAGTTTGTTGGCTGCATCCGGCGAACCATAAAGTTCGACAAGACGCGCACCAACAGCTTTTGCATTCGCTTGTGAACGCTCAGAGGCAACACGTTGCTCTTGCGCTTTGATAACACGCTCAACCAGTTCGTCCTCATTAAGAGGCTTAGCCGGTTCCCTAGGCGCTGGTGTGGCTTCTCGGGCTGGGGCAGGGTTGGCGGCTTCGCGGGCCTCCCGCAGTAGACGTTGAGCCTCGACTTCGACATCCTTGGCCGCAAGGGCGTCTCGCACACCGGCGAGCTCTTCTTGCAGTTGATTGATGAAGGCGTCTTTATTGGCCAGACGTTCTTGAATAACTTGGTCCGGGGCAGTGGTCACTGGCGGAGTGTCGGCGGGAGTAATGAATCCATCGGTCATGGAAAGTAAGTTCTACCTTTTGTCAAGATTAGAGAGTTGGAGTATCTCGTTGTAAGCACGCAAGTAACCGTTAAGGTCAGCTTGTTTGAAGGCCCAAGAAGGACAATCGTAATCGGCCTCTTGAGTCTTTACCCCATTCTGAATAGTATTGTAGCATATTTCTTTGAGAATGTCAAGTAGTTTTTGTGAATTAACTACTATATTCTTCACTTCTTCTTGTTCAGCCTTGGGGAGGTGCTGGTACCATCGGGTTTGCATTGTCGGGCATTCCTTGTTCGGCTACGATTTGTTGTGCAGATTGCTTAAGCTTCTCAGTTTCCAACATCTCCGAGATACGGATATTGTCTTGGACAAGGTCAAACCGCTCCAGTTCCAGCAGCTCCTCAACCAGCTTTGCTAGGCCGACACCAGAGATGTGGGCGTTGATGGCAGGGTCTTGACCCAGGGGCGACGAAGCCAGCTGTGTCAGGTTCTGCAGGATGTTGGCGTTGCGTGCGAATCGACGAGCACCAATGGGACGAAGTTTACCTTTGGCGGCAATGTCGTCTTTGGTGATCTTCATGAACTCCGCAGCGCCGAACTGGTCATCCATAACCTTAATAAGGTCTGAAGGGCCCATGTTGCGGCGAGCAGTCTCAAGCATCGAATTCAGAGCAGGCTCAAGGAAGGATTCCTCGAAGTATGCGCTCTTGTTAAGGAAGACTCGGTTAGCCCCGTTCTCTAGGACTTGGACCTCATAGGCAGTCTTTTCACCCGGAGTCCGGAAGCCCATAGCTTGTTTGGGGGCACCGGCCATCTCCTCCATCTTAGCTTCGTAGATGGCGACTTGGGTGTCAGCATTCAGCATGGTGGTGTCAGGACGCAGAAACTCTACGTTACCCTCGTCCCCACAATAGATACGTTCGCCCGGGCCATAATCGAAGTCCTCAACGTAACCCGTCACCTTCATGACAGGGTGGACAATTAGGTCGAAGGCGTCTGACTTGGCGTTCTCGAGGTGGTCGATGCGGTACTGCATGCCAACCAGATTATCGAGAGGGCCCATAGCATAGAGGTTGTCAGGACGCAGACGCCAGCCACAATGGAAGATGTTCGGTCGTCCAGTCCACGTAGAGCAGGGCTCATTGCGAATAATGTAGCTGCGATCAACAACGGTAATGACGCGATTCTTTTGGAACTCTTGCGTGTCAACATCGTACAGGTCTCCGTAGAAGTGGAGCAGTTCGACGTACTCCGATTGGAAATACTCGAGATAGGACCCGAAGCCGTCGATTTGGAAAGCGTCCGCCTTCTTGAAGTCACCCTGACTCAGGCCAGAGAATTGATGACGGTTTACCATCACCTTGGAGAAAACCTCCTCAAGATACCCGTTCTCAGGGTGGTCCTGCATGTCAGCCTTAAGCGAGCCGATCGACCGCAATTCACGGATAATCTTAGGAGACTCAGCAAACGAGGAGGATGTTGCATTAAAGACAATATCGTTGGGAGAGATGCGGACAAGACGCGGACCCACGAAGCCAGAATGCTTCTCACCGGTAAT